CTATTACCGGGTGATGCACAACTAGCTGGCCAAGACGGCGGCAACGTGAATCTTATTGCAGGTGCAAGTAACACAGCAATCGGTGGCTCGATTATACTAAGAGCAGGCGGTGCAACAGCAGGCACCGGCGGTAACGTTTATATAGACGGTGGCGATAGTACAACAGACGGTAACGTAAACATTGGTACAGGACATACAACAGGTGCAACAGCAGAAATTATTATTGGTGCCAGTGGAGTAACAGATACTACTATAAACGGTAACGTATTTAGAATTAGAACAACCAACATTCCTTCTACATCTAAAGGATCATCAGGAGACAGAATCGGCGAAGTTGCATTTGACGGTGCATCAATTTACTTCTGTGTAGCAGACTACACAACAGGAAGTGTTGATATATGGCGCAAACAAAACTGGCAGTTTGGTGCAGCATGGTAAGGAGCAACAATGAGCGAAAAAGAATACGTAGTTAGTCTAAACCGCAACGTTGATTATGCTGCATTTGATGCAGAAATGATTGCATCAACAGGTGCAGGAGCGATTCCAAACAGAGCTGTTGACATTGCAGATCCTCGAGAAGGCAGTTACAGAAATACTCACTACATGCTTACAGATGAAGAAGCAGCAGCATTGCGTGAAGATGACAGAGTTTACGCTGTAGAGATAAATCCTTTAGACAGAGATGACATTTTTATAGGACGTCATGCTGTGCAAGAAAGCGACTTTACTAAAACAACTTCCGATAGCGGTGCGTTTGTAAACTGGGGATTAAGACGCTTAAACGAAGTAGATGATCCTTATACCGGTAATACCGTAGACGGTGGATATAACTATACAATAAAAGGTACTGGTGTAGATGTAGTTATAATGGATAGTGGAATTTATTCTACACATCCAGAATTTGCTGATAGAGAAGGCAATAGCAGAGTACAAAATATAAACTGGTATTCTGCTGCCGGAGTATCAGGCACTCAGCCTTCGGGATTTTATAACGATTACAGCGGACATGGAACACACGTTGCTGGCATTGCAACAGGACTTTATTTTGGTTGGGCAAAAGACGCACAAATTTTTTCTATGAAAGTTGCAGGTTTAGAAGGATCTAATGATCCTTCTGTAGGTATTTCTTATACAACTGCTTTTGACTTAATGAAATTATGGCATCGTAATAAGCCTATTGAACCTAGCACAGGATACAAAAGACCTACTGTGATTAATATGAGTTGGGGATTTTTTAGCAGGTACATAGGTGTAACTGGAGGCACTTATAGAGGAGTTCCTTGGACAGGTATTAATAGAGATACTAATAGAGGCATGACAGGTAGCTTTGATGGTGTATCTTTTAATCATCCTTATAGAGTAGCCAGTGTTGACGTTGATGTGCAAGAACTTATTGACGAAGGTGTACATGTTGTAATTGCATCGGGTAATGATTTTCACAAAGTAGATGTACCCGGCGGAGATGATTATGATAACAGTTGGAATAGTAGTTTCTACGGTGATACTAGGTTTTATCACCGAGGTATGTCTCCTTATGATGACGAAGCGTTTATTGTAAATAACGTTGATTCTACTATCGGTGTAGGAGCAGAACAAAAAGCACAATCGAGTAATTCAGGGCCTGGCACAACAGTATTTGCACCAGGAACAAATATTATGAGTGCAGCAAGTGTTGTTGCAGATTTTGCTACAGCAGACTATGAACAAGGGGAAGGAAGTTCTTTCTTCCAGCAAGCAAACATAAGCGGTACAAGTATGGCAGCTCCACAAGTTGCAGGAATGATCGCATTGTACTTAGGACTCAATCCAAGTGCTACTCCTGCGCAAGTTAAAACATGGTTCATGTCTAATGTGCAAGATAATAAACTCACAAGCACAGGGCTTGATACAGATTATGGAAATTCTAGAAGCCTTTGGGGCGGCGAAAATAAGTTTGCATACAACATTTATAACAGTAATATTTTATTATCGTCTAGTTTCCCAACTCACAGAACGTATGCACTTACTAAGAATGTTTTAGAAGTAGACGAAGGACAATCTTTTACAATTACCTTAACAACTGAAAATGTTGCAAACGGAACCAGTGTTCCTTATACAATTACAGGAATCGAATCTGAAGACATTGACGGTGTTTCACTAACTGGTAATTTTGTTGTTAATAGTAATACAGCAAGTCTTACATTTCCTACCACAGTTGATTTGACAACAGAAGGTGATCAAAATTTTGTGCTAACATTAGATAACGGCAAAGCCGAAATTGGTATACAAATTAACGACACAAGTACTACAGATCAAAGACCGGTGTACACACTTACTAAGAGTGCTGATGTTATCAACGAAGGTGACACTGTAACATTTACACTATCTACGAAAAACGTAGAAGACGGATTACTAGGTTATACAATTACTGGCATAGATGAATTTGATTTAAGCTCAGGTAGTATTACAGGTAATATAAATCTTGTAAGCGGAGCAGGGAGTGTAAGCATAACACTTAGAGAAGATCAACTAACTGAAGGTACTGAACTAATTACATTTTCTTTAGATGACCCGTTTGCTAATCCAGTGTTTGTATCTGTAACAGATACTAGTAAAACACCAACTTATTCACTTTCTGTCAGTGATGCCGAAATTGATGAAGGCTTTGGTGTCACATTTACACTTACAACAACTGATGTGTTTGACGGAACTAGTGTTCCTTATACAATTACAGGAATCAGTGCAAGTGATATAAACGAATCATTAACAGGATCATTTATAGTAAATGACAATACTGCAACAACAACTATAACAACTACAAGAGATTTAACAACAGAAGGTTCGGAAGTAATGCAACTAGAACTAGATGGTAGAAGTGAATTCCTTGAAGTAGACTTATTAGATGCATCACCTGCTAGACCTCCAGGTGTACAATTTGATATCTTTATATCTAAACAAGGAGATAATGCGTTTGAAGTTGCCGGACAAGATAGAACAACGGGTATCTTTGGTAATAACATAGACATTAACATAGATTACGGGGATACAATACTATTTACAGTAAGTAGTGCAGGGCGTCCAATTTACATGAAAGATGTACAAGGTCCGGGAACAGATAATCAAGTCGGCGATAGTATAGGTCAAGGTGCAACATCAGGAACTATTACATTTAGGCCTAGAGCAAGAGGCATATTCTATTATCAAAGCAGTCTCTTTAATGATGCACACGGAAGAATAATTGTTAGCTAAATACATACAACGGAGAAGTAAATGGCTATATCACTAATAAATGTAGGAAATATTGCAAACGACGGTACAGGGGATGACCTTCGTGAAGCAATGATCAAAATTAATCAAAATTTTGAAGAACTAGACCTACGAGACGATGAACAGACAACTGCTAGTAACCTAGGTAATGTAGGTGAAGGTGTGTTTTCTAACAGAGTCAATTACGACTTACAATTTAAAAAGTTAGTAGGCGGAACAAATATTAGTCTTACTTCTTCTGAGAACACTATTACATTTGATGCAGTTGGCGGCCTTCAACAACTAATAGTTAGTTCTGAAAGTGGCAGCATTATACTTGCAGAAGGTAGCACTTTAAATATTGTCGGCGGAGAAGGTATTAGCACTTCTTTAGTAAATGACACACTTACAATTACAAATACAGAATCTGATATTGTAACAGATACTACTCCGCAATTAGGCGGTACGCTAGATGCATTAAATAACAATATTATTAACGTTAACACAGTATCTGCAACAACAGTGAATGCTGCACTAGAAGGCGGAGTAACTGGACTAGTATACGGCATAGATGTAAGAGATCTACAAGCATTCCAGGATACACTTACAGCCGGATTTGATTTTGGTTCATTTTCTGACACAGTAGATAACATTCTAGAATGGATGATAGGACAAACAGAAGTTGATCTCGGAACTTTCCAAACACCTGAATTACGTAACATTGACGGCGGCTTCTTCTAATAGTTTAACGATAAATATGCTATATAGGGAGTTTTTATATGGCATTTAAACCTGACGATATTGCTATTTCAGATAACACAGGACAATATCCTAGTATTACAGAAATAGGGTTAGAAGGCGAAACAATTAGATTAGTCACAGATGGTGACCCGTTTCCAGCGGCGGCTGGAACCCCTTTAATTAATGATGGGGCAAACGAACGCCGAAACTTCCTTGAAAATAATAATATTACAAAACAAAGTAGAGATTTAACATTTACTTATAGAGGAACACGTAATAGTGAAAATGCTACTGATAGACGTACAGGTCCTATCGGAATAGCTGCAAACGGAGTGTTCTTAAATAGCCCTTCTTTTCCTATTCAGCAACTACCTACAAGTAGCTCAGAACCTCATCCTGGATTAAATTTTGATGTCTTTCGTTTGAAATCTGTATTTAAATTAGATGCAGCAACAGGATCTCCAGATGCATTTGGGTCTTACGGCTATTACAGCGGCGAGTTTCTAAAAAGTGTTTTCCAAGATGCAAAAGTATATTCTACTAACAAATATTATGGAGATACTTCGTTCGGTAAAGATCACATGCGACATGCAGACGGACACAGTAAGATAATAGGATTTTGCTTTGATGGATATCCTATATACGGTCCGTACGGATATAAAGACCCTGACGATACTAACAGCAGAGCATCTGTAATGTCATCTAGTTATAGGTTAAAAACAAACGATAGACATAGACCAGAAGGATACAAAGAAACAGATCAAATAGATATAGGTGATGATCTTTATACCTTAGAACTAGGAACTTATATACAAGACTATGAGTACATTGAAAATATAGGGACACTTGATCAATACAACGGAAGATATTGTAAAACTCCAGAGTTTCCGAACGGAACATATGCATATTTTATAACATTTACAGATTTAACACTTGAAGAACCTGCATATCCTTATTTTTTTGGTAATCAAACTAAACAAGCAAGAACAGCAGGATTAGGCGAACAAAGATATGTAGAGAGTTTGTGGAACTTAGGTAGTGGTAATATTTTAAGTACTATTATAGAAAGAAATACTATTGAAATAAGATTACCTGTTGCAAACGGTATAAGTCCAAGAATAGAGCTAATAGCAGGATCATTGCCTGCTGGATTACGAATTGAAGGCACCGCAATTAAAGGAACTCCTTTTGAGGTAGAAAGAGACACAGTATCGAGATTTGTTTTACGTGCCTACTTTAATGCTAGAACTGAAGATAGAACTTTTGAAATAATTACTTCAGGACCAGATGAACCTTATTGGTTAACACCTTCAGGATTATTAGATGCCGGACCGAGTAATCATTATTTTGTTTTAGATAACGAGTTAATCGATTATCAACTGCTTGCAGATGACAACGACTTGCCCGCGGGCGATACGCTATCATACTTTATTGCTGAAGGCGACGGAGAACTACCTCCGGGATTAACATTAACTGACGACGGAAAAATACAAGGTATTGTTGAACCTTTGTTTGCTCTTGCTAGAAGTCAAAAAGATGCAGGATATGATCAAGATTTATATGACAGTATTATGGCTGATTATAATGTAAAAAGTGCTAACGGATACGGTACTTATTTTTATGATTTAGAAAACTATGATTTTAATATACCTACACTTATACCTAAAAAATTAAATCGTTACTATCCGTTTATAGTTACAGTTACAGACGGTGATACTTTTGTAAAAAGAGAATTTAATGTATACCTAGTAGGCGATGATTACCTACGTGCTGATAACGCAATTATGCAATCAGGAACAGGCATATTTACAGCAGATAACACATATCTTAGAAACCCAGTATGGTTAACTCCAAGAGACTTAGGATTTAGACGAGCAAATAACTATGTAACTTTGTTTTTAGATGTGATCGAGAACGAATTTTTATACGGTCAAGTATACTATACTCTAGACGATTTTAATGATGACGGTACTCCTAGTCAATTGCCTCCGGGCATGTCACTTGATACCAAATCGGGCGAAGTAACAGGCCGTGTTCCTTATCAGCCAGCAATCACAGAGAACTATAAATTTAGTGTTACAGCAACTAGATTTGAAGGTGATACGGGAACTGCAACTATATTTGGCACGTTCTACGAAGACACACTGTTAGGAGCAACTACCTTTAAAATAGGTAAGCTAGATCTTACTGGTGATATAGACGGTGTAGACGATTTAAAAGAACTTGTAACGAGATCTATTAAACTTTATGATAAAGAATATAAAGTAACAGCAGTTGATGACACCAATCCTGAATATGATACTATCACTCTAGATAATTCTTTAGATCCTTATATTTCTTTAAGTTTAACAAAGCCAGGAGTAGCCCAACAAAATCATCTATTTGTTCGCGAACTTACAGGCGAACAGCAAGATAAAATTCTTGGTCGTCAGATAAGATTTTCTCAAAACGAATTTTATACAATTGATAGCATAGTACCTTATCTAGAGTATTCAGTAAGAGACAGAAACTTTGGAGCAGTATATGCAAGCAATTCTAGTTTAGAGATGACTGTTGGAACAGAATACAATCTAGGAGACTATGCAAGTTATGCCGGTGATGAAACATATCAGGCTGGAATATATCAAGTAGCTTTCGGCGACAAAAGTTCTATAGATGCTACAGTACAACAATATATTGCAGGTAATATTATATCTCCGTTACACGGACTTGATGCAGACTCGCTCAACGGAGCACCAGTGCAACTAGAAAGTACAGGTCAGTTACCAATAGGAGCAGATGCAAATACAATTTACTTCTTGCGAATATTTGACGTTAATACACTAATGATACACACAACAAAATCTGGTGCTTTAAATCCAAATACTAATATAGACAAACTACCTTTATCAGGTGGTAACGGGATTATGAAAGTAGTAGTTCTCGGTGATTCCTTTACTGCTAAATCAGTAACTGACGAACTAGGTGCTCCGATAACCGACGATAACGGCGAATTTATTCTTGAGTTTGATGCGCTAAGATGGCAATATGTTGCTGCAAGCCAGCTGTTGTTAGATCAAGAAACAAATAACAATATGCTTATACAATCCTTAAGCAGAAAATATGTACAGGGTGAAATTACAATAGAACAAAAAAATACTGGTGCATTTGCTGTTAGAATGCCTAGTACAGCATTTACACGTTTGATTTCTAAAGTTGCAGAATTCTTTTACGGAACAGAAAACGGCTCAACCCTATTAACTATTACAAGAGATAATGAAAATAAATTAAATCTACAAAATCCTCTACAAAGAAATATAACAGACGGACGTAACATAGGTATAGCACTATTCAGAGGAGATTTCTTTAGCAAGGATGTCGCTGTTGCAGAAACAGACGAATTAGTAGATTTTCCTTCTAAAAGTAAAACCTTTGAAATACAAATTATAGGTGAAATTGATACTACAATTAGATGGATTACCGACAGTGATCTAGGAACACTGCCGGCAAACTTTTTAAGTACACTAAGAGTACAAGCAACTACCACTGTACCCGATACTAGTTTGATTTACACACTAGAAAGCGGACGTTTACCGTTTGGTATAAGATTAAATCGATCAGGAGAATTAATAGGACGCCCTAGACAGTATCAAGATGTAAATGGTCCTGGATTAACAACCTTTGATGCAAACGCAACTACCTTTGACGGTATAAGCGGCGAACGAACAACATTTGATAGAGAGTACAAATTTACTGTAGAAGCAAGAGATAGATTTGGGTTAAGTGCAATTACTAGAGAATTTGTTTTAAAGGTAAGTGATGAAGACAATTTGCGCTATAGTAACTTGTATATGCGTCCTCTTTTAGAACAAAGAAACAGAAATAGTTATCAAACATTCGTTAGTAATCCAGATGTATTTGTTCCAGAATATATTTATAGACCAGATGATCCAGAATTTGGTATCCAAAAACAAATTCAGATGTTAGCATATGCTGGTATAGAATCTAAAAATGTAGATGTTTTTGTTGCTGCAACAGCCCAGCATCACAAAAGACGTAGACTTAGATTAGGTGAGTTTAAAACTGCGATTGCTAGAGAACCTGGCACCACAGAAACTATATACGAAGTTGTTTATATAGAAGTAATAGATCCGCAAAAACCAAAACAAGGAACAACGAAAAAGTCGTTTACAATCACCAATAAAAACAGACTAACAGTTGACAGTATAGAATACTCTATTGCAGATGACAATACAAATACAGCAAGTGGTATTTCGGAAGTTCCTATCTATGGTAGACAAACAGTAAGATTTATTGTTCCTAGCCAAGAAGAAATTATAATAGATCCTAGAGAAGGAAGTAATATTGCTATAGACGCAGATAACGAAGACTTTACTATTACTATTCGTGGCGATCAAGAAATTACCGTTACACTTCTTAAAGCAGATAGCGAACCAATGCGTATAAGACCTACACATACAACAATTAAAGCAGATAATACTAGTGTTAATGTAGCACAAACATCTGACAATATACGTTATAATTCAAATATTGATCATATGAGAGATAGGATTGAAATAACAGGCGGTAATGATAGATTGTATCTTCCACTATGGATGCGTACACCGCAAGCAGATACCGAACTAAGAGAATTGGATTACACAACAGCAGTTCCAGTCTGCTATTGTAAACCAGGAAGAAGTGCAGATATTTTATTAAACATTAAAAATGAAATCAATCAAGGAAATTTTGATGTAAAAAATATCGACTTTACAATAGATAGATATATAATTGATAGAACGCTTGATAATGTGAATGAACAATACATTCTATTTCCAAATTATCAATATAACGTTTAAAACAAGATAAATACTTTGAGGAAAAAAATATGGCCAGTAACATTAGAGTAAATGAAATAGATGTAAACTATCCACAAGCAGGTGTAGACAACGATACACGTGGCTTTAGAGATAATTTTTCTATTATTGAATCAAATTTTAGCAATGCTAAAACAGAAATAGAAGCATTACAAACTAACACAGTTAAGTTAAATGAAGCGAATAATTTTGCTGGTACAGCAGTTATTGACGCAAACTTAGATAGTTCGACACAAAAAGTTTTACAGTCTACAACATTTACAGACGGTCCAGAAACTCCTCAAGTCAACTTTACAAACGGTCACTATCAAATTTTACGCTTCGGCGGGGATAAAACAGTTGTTCTTTCTGAATGGCCTTTACCTTCAAGTGCTGGAGGTAATAACGAAGATAGACTTGCAAAAATTACATTAGAAATTGCAAGAGCAGACGGCAATACAAATTCGACCGATGTTGAATTTACTATCTTCGGCGGCGGCGTACTTTACGTTGATGATTCGATGACTAGTACTGTTACTCTAAATAACGATAATATTGTTATTTTAGAGTTTTGGACATCAAACGGTGGTGCTACAGTGTTTGGTAGAAAAGTAGGCGAATTCTCGGAAGCATAACATGCACCCAGGTACAGGCGATTTATCAACATACTCTGACAATGAACTAGAGGAAAGATATTTCCAACTGCAAAAAAGATATTGGCAAACAGCAAATGCAGGTGTACAAATGCAGATTACAATGCTGATTGAAGAGTATAAGTTAGAATTACAATCCCGCAGAGCAAAACAAAAATTAAATCAACAGCAAGACCAAGAAAATGGCAATAAAGGTCTTGACAATCTGATAAATGTATCGTAAAATACATTAATGCTTATGAAAACAGATTCACTAGGAATACCAAGATTCTCTAACCGCGATTTAATCGATATGATCTATTCAGGTCATGCGGATAAAGTTCATGTGGTACTATGTAACCCTACAGACGAAATAGATAAGTTTAATAGTGCTATGGAAGAACAAGGTCTTCCTAAACTGCAAAAGTATATTCCATTAGATGTAGATCAAAAGACTTTTGACGGTGTATGTCAGGGTGAATGGTTTATGCCGAAAGAGTATAAAGAACTTAACGTACATAACTATATTCTAACAAAGTGTGAAACACAAGAAGAAACAGCAAGATGTGCTGAAGAATTAGCAGAGTTTGCAGGGCGCAATATGATGCCTCTACTACAGTATATGATCTATCTTGTAGACTTTATGCGTGAGAATAATATTGTATGGGGTGTAGGTAGAGGTAGTAGTGTAGCAAGTTATGTGCTATACTTAATAGGTGTGCATCGTATTAATTCAATCCAGTATGGCCTGGATTGGAGAGAGTTCCTGAGATAAGTAGTTTAACAATAGGAGACTTATATGGCTAATATACAAAAACAACACAGATCGATGAGAGGTAGAGCCATCGATATGGATCTTCTTCGAAAGAAGAATGAACTTACACCAGCCGTTGGTAACGCCCGTGTAAATGCCCGAGGCGATGAATTAGGACCAGGCGGCAAAATTGTTCGTAAGAGAGAAGACATCATAAAGGAATATTATGAAAAAAATCCAAACGCAGTCAGAGACGAGCAAGGAACCTTTAGACAAAAGTCAGCAGCACCAAAGCCAGCAGCTTCCGCAGCCCCGGTTAAAAACAACCAACCAGATGAGGTCACTAGTGAAGAACAAGCAATGCTTGATGAAATGGACGAAGAGTGGGTAGAAGACGACGAAGGTAACTTTGTTAAAAAAGGTGACTAATATCATAAGAGGAAACTATGTCAATAAACTTGAATAAAATTGAAGGTGAACTAAGAGCTATCGGTAACAGAGTACTTGTTAGTGATATGTATTTTGGTGAACAAAAGACCAAAAGCGGACTTATCTTAAGAGATGACGACGGAACCACACGTGGCATATATCCACGTTGGGGCAAAGTATACGACAAAGGCCCAGACAACAAAGACGAGTTTGAAGTTGGACATTGGGTGCTAGTTGAACACGGTCGTTGGACTAGAAGCATCAAGCTAGAAACCCCAGACGGAGAAAAAGAAGTTCGTATGGTTGAAGCAGAAAGTATACTTGCTTATTCAGAAGAAAAACCAGAAGATGTAAGCATCGGTAATGAATACAGTGACGGACCGGCAACTATTGACCCAGGTTCGTTTGTTAACCAATAGAGGTATAAATGACAAATCCTTTTGCAGATATTGAACGCTTTGGCTCAGCATGTGATCAAGAGCCTAGTGAAGCAAACTACAAAATGTATCTCGGTCTTATTGAAGAAGAGTTTCATGAACTTGCAGATGCAGTAGAAGACAATGATCGTGTAGAACAACTTGATGCACTTGTTGATATCCTAGTTGTTACTATGGGTGCTATTCGTGCAGCCGGCTTTGACGGAGAAGGTGCTTGGGAAGAAGTAATGCGTACAAACTTTGCTAAGATTGATCCAGACACAGGCAAAGTTCGCAAACGTGAAGATGGCAAGGTGCTGAAGCCAGAAGGCTGGAAAGCACCTGAATTGGCACAATTTATTTAAATTAACACTTGACTCCTTACAGTTTATGCGTTATAATATGTATAAATTGTAAGGAGATCTCATGAAATTACCAGAAAGTAGAACAGGTATAGGCACAGCAGGTGCTACAGGTATAGCATTACTTGTGCTTCATGTGACAGGCTACCTCACAGGTTGGGCGTGGCCTTTGTTGTATGTATTTTTAATTTTAACTGGCATTGGATTTGAAAAAGGTAACAGATGACAACTCATGCAATGATTGATTTAGAAACTCTGCACACAACACCGCATGCCGCAGTGTTAACCGTAGGCGGAGTAAAGTTTGATCCTTTCTCGGACGCAGAACCGCACAGTGAGTTTTACTACAAACTAGACATTGATAGCCAATACAGACAAGTAAGTGATGATACTATTGCTTGGTGGGGGCGTCAAGATCCTAAGGTGCAAGAAGAAGCGTTCTCAGAAGAAGGGCGTGTTGCTATGGACACATTTATTGAATCACTTCCTAAGTGGATGGTAGGTGTTGATGTACTATGGGGACACGGCTACGGCTTTGATATTACAATCATTGAAGATATGTGTCGTCAGTGTAGTAAACCTATACCTTGGAACTTTTGGCAAGTGCGTGATAGCCGCACATTGTTTGCTTGTCTAAAAGAAGATCCACGTAAGGCAATGCAAAGTGATTTGCACAATGCACTAGCAGATGCATACTTTCAAGCAAAGTCAGTACAAGTTGCATATAAGGAATTAAACATTGTTAAATAGTCCAATTAATAATTTACAACAATTAATGACAATCACGATGGAAGAATGTGGCGAATTAACACAACGTTGTAGTAAAATTATTCGTAAATATGAAACACTTGATCAAATTGAAGAAGATCAACGTATTAAGTTGATGGAAGAAATAGGCGATGTACAATGTATGATTGAACTAATGATCGATCATAGTATAGTTACACACAAAGAAATTGCTGAACGTGTAAATGTAAAGCGTGATAAACTTGTTAAGTGGAGCACTCTAATTAGATGAAAATTGGACTAAGCCTGTCACGTTGTATGCGTGATATTTTAGAAGAACGTGTATACATCGACGATGTGTTAGTAATTGTTGCCCGCACAGATGTAGATCCTAACAATGACAGCCACTGGAAACAGATTTGGGAAGGTTATTTGCACGGTGGCCTAAGCAATCCTGAATGGGCAGGCCTAGAAGATCACGAACAAGAGATGCGTGAAATTCTAATTGACTTGTATGAAGACGGCAAACTGCATCAGCCTCGTCAGTTTGGTGCTCATCCTCGACGTATGCCTTACTACTGGTTAGAGTGTGTAGTACCTCAAGACGAAATGAATCCTGCGCAACAAAAAGCGTGGGACAACTATAAACTTATAACGGACTTAGCATGACATTACCTATTGAAAGAACAAACGCAGTGCTAAATGTAGAAAGATTCCTAATGGACTTGCGAGATCCTAAGAAGTATCCTCGTGTGCCGCGAGCAGTTAGAGAAGAAGCAGGTAGGTTGTTAAGGCACTACCCTTCGCAATATCATATGGCATACATTAAGGAAAGTTTCGAAGAGGTAGATTATGAAAGTTAAAATAGGAAAGTTTCCAAATCACTGGCCGTGGAGTAACTGGTTGTATGATAAGTTCGGATACAATTCAGAGCAAAAGGTAAAGGTACACATTGACAAATGGGACACTTGGAGCATGGATCATACCCTTGCTCACATTGTCCTGCCTATGCTCAAACAGCTGAAAGAGACCAAGCACGGAGCACCACAAATAGATTACAAAGACGTACCCAAAGAATTACGTCCGTCTAAAAAAGAAATTGCCGCATACAACAAAGACGGCACCACTGACAAAAACTTTTTTGTACGTTGGGACTGGGTGTTAGACGAAATGATTTATGCATTTGATTGTAAAGCAAACAAGGACGATGTGTACATGCGTTTTGATAGTAGAGACGAGATACAAAAAGAACAAGATCGTATTTCAAATGGGTTCCGACTATTTGGAAAATATTATGAAAACTTATGGGATTAATTGACAAATGTTCAAATCTAATGTAAAATATACAAATAGATATAGAGATGCTTATACTTGGACTAAAGTTTCTGAAAGCACATATGAATTTACTATGGAAGGCGAAAGTTTAAAATATTGTCGTTACGGAAGTAAAGAAGGTGTTAAAGGTATCGATGATCAAGATTTAGGTATGTTTGATCCAAGTGGCGGACCGTATGTGACATTAGGTGACGAAATTGATGGTAGAAAAATTAAGAAGTTGTACTCCACTAAGGACGGCTTCGGAGCGGAGGTAGAATGAAAGAACTATGGGTAGAAAAGTATCGTCCAAAAACAGTAGACGGTTATGTGTTTAGAGATGACGCACAGCGTAAACAGGTACAAACGTGGATAAAAGACAAAACAATCCCGCACTTGCTGTTTTCAGGCAATGCTGGCATCGGAAAAACAACGTTGGCAAAACTGTTATTCAACGAGTTAGACGTCAACGATTTAGACATATTAGAAATTAACGCATCGCGAACAAACTCAGTAGATGACGTTCGTGATAAAATTGTAAACTTCGTACAAATGATTCCATTTGGCGACTTTAAAGTGGTACTACTAGATGAGGCTGATTACTTGTCTCCAAACGCTCAAGCAGCATTGCGTGGTGTTATGGAAGAATATCATACTACTTCACGCTTCATACTTACTTGCAATTATCCTAACAGGATTATTCCTGCTATTCACAGTCGTTGTCAAGGATTTCATATTGCCAAGATCGATCAGACAGAGTTTACAGCAAGAGTTGCAGAGATTCTTATAACAGAAGGTGTTACTCCAGACTTGGATACACTAGACACTTATGTAAAAGCAACCTACCCAGACTTGCGTAAGTGTATTAACATGGTGCAAATGAATAGCACAGACGGGCAGTTACTTGCACCACATGAAGGTGATACAGGCGAAAGCGACTGGAAACTTGAAATGGTTGAACTGTTTAAAGCAGGCAAAATTCAAGAAGCACGTAAACTATTGTGTGGTGCAATTCGTCCAGAGGAAATGGAAGAAGTGTATCGTTGGTTGTATGATAACATTGAACTGTTCGGAAACGAGGAGCAACAAGACAAAGCTGTGCTAATTATTAAGCAGGGGATGGTTGATCATACTCTTGTTGTAGATCCAGAGATTAATTTGGCAGCAACACTTATTAGATTGGCGAGAATTGAATGAAGGAAACAATGTTAGCAGTACCCGGTGATGCACATCAACTTTGGCCGCAATACATGTTTACATTTAGATACAGAGACTTTGATTTTGATAAAAAAGCAATTTTAGACTGTGTCTACGATTGTGTGGGTAAACAAACTAAAGATGTAGAAAGCGGTGTTGCTCCGCAAGCAAAATCAAAAGGTTTAAAAGAAAGTACATTTGATTTTATACAGCGTGGTGATGAATATCCTATACTTAATAAATTAAAAATATTTTTTGAGCAGGCTGTACAGGAAGTTGTTCATAATGCTTTACCCCACGAAAGAGAAGAATTTAGTTTACCTCTAGGACTTACAACTAAAACTATCATTACAGATAGTTGGTATCATGTTACAAATAATGGCGGAGCTCATGCTGTTCATACTCACGGCGGTAGTAGTTGGTCAGGTATATTTTATGTAAAAACCAAACACTGTGATATGGAAACAAATAACGGTATCAACACATGGTATAATCAATATTCAAATACAGCACAAGGCGACTTAGGTAGTCATTGGTGGTCAAGTAGTAACGTAACTAGTATGACACCTAAAGAAGGTCTGCTAGTACTATTCCCTAGTTGGATACCACATGACGGTTCATCTTATGCTGGACCAGATGATCGGGTGCTCATTAGTTATAATGCCGTTGTTGTTCCAAGCGAAGATGCAGAAAGGATGAAAAAATCAAATGCAAGTAAATAAATTTCCCTGGAAAATTACTACAACGTGCGGTGAAGTTAGCCCTATAATGCATATAAAAAATGCAATACCGAAACACGTTGCAACAGAAATTGCACAAGCAATCATTGATATTTCAAAAGATCCTACATACGAAGATGTTTCGCATCTAAACAGCGATAGTAACACTGGTTGCTGGAGAGGCAAGCCTCATCTAAGTGATCATATGACACACGAACACAAATATTTTTTAAGTGAGTTAATGATGACTTGTGCATTAGAATACAAAGACGGATTGATGTCGCTTGCTGACGGAGCAATTAAGCCTAGAGTAACAGAAGAATGGAAAAAAATTACAGATAGAATGGTGTTTGATGCTTGGGCAAATGTAAATGATCCTGGTGCAGGAAATATTGCACACAGCCATTCACATAACTTTATCAGTGGAGTGATATATTTACAAGCAACAGGAACAGGTGGAATAAATTTCCAACCACAAAATTATCTTATGGGGTCATCGCACTACCTCTGGCCTTGGCACGGTGTAAGCCGGTATGAACCAGACGACGGCGATGTAATTTTATTTCCAAGTTATTTAATACACGATGTCGAATCTAATCCTCATAAAACAAGACAGCGTGTAAATATGGCTTATAACGCACGAATAAGGGATATGGAACCAGTATGACATACTTAGTAACTGACAATTGTATACGATGCAAGCATATGGATTGTGTTGCAGTTTGTCCAGTAGATTGTTTTTATGAAGGCGAAAACATGTTAGTAATACATCCGGATGAATGTATTGACTGCGGAGTTTGCGAACCAGAGTGTCCTGTAGATGCTATTGTAGCAGACAATGCATTAGAACCAGGACAGCAAATATTCTGGGAAGAATTAAACAGAGAATATTCGCAAAAGTGGCCTAACATTACAGAAGTTAGAGAAGAAGATGTTCCAGAAGATGCAGACGACTGGAACGGTGTACCTAACAAGTACGAAGAACACTTCTCAGAAAAGCCAGGGAAGGGCGACTGATGATTAGAGCAATACTAGCATGTGACGACAAGGGCGGTGTAAGCAAGGACGGTACACTGCCCTGGCCGCATAATCCAACAGACTTAAAATGGTTTAAAGACAACACTGTTGAAGGAATAGTTGTTATGGGATCAACTACTTGGATTGATCCACACATGCCTAGGCCTTTACCTAAGCGTGTAAATGTAATTGCAACATCACAGCCAGAAATACACAAAGGTGCTGACAAATATATTTCAGGAGATTTATGTTCTGAAATAAAAAGCCTTTCCGAAATTTATCCCAAAAGAGAAACATGGGTCATCGGTGGTCCTAACATTGTAGAACAGACATTAGACATTATTGACGAGTTTTATCTAAGTCTAATACCCGGTGATTATAAATGTGACACATTTTTACCTCTAGATGAAATTAACAATCGATTCACAGAAATGTGGAGAGAAGAACATCAAGAAGTTACATTTAAGATTTTCGAAAAAAGGAAAGCACATGAAGCAGTATATTGATGCTTTAAAATACATTTTAGAAAACGGAAAAGATAAATCGGACAGAACTGGTGTAGGTACTAGAAGCGTGTTTGGTCATCAAATGCGTTTTGACTTACGTGAAACGTTTCCAGCTGTTACTACAAAAAAACTTGCATGGAAAAGTGTGGTAAGTGAATTACTGTGGATGCTTGAAGGTAGCGCAGATGAACGCAGGCTGGCAGAAATACACTACGGTAAACCTAGAGAAGAACTAATAGGCAAAACTACTATCTGGACTGCCAATGCTGACAAGCAAGCAAAAGACTTAGGTTACGTAAACGACGATACAACAAAGGATTTAGGTCCAGTGTACGGACATCAATGGCGCAACTGGGATGCAGAACTAGGACACGTTGATCAAATTGCCGAAGTGCTAGAAAGTCTATATCATAATCCGGACAGCCGCAGACACATTGTTAGTGCATGGAATGCAGATCGTGTAAATGTAATGGCGCTGCCTCCTTGTCATGCACTATTCCAATTTAATGTTACAGATGGTGAGTTGAGTTGCCAACTCTATCAGAGAAGTGCAGATATGTTTTTAGGTGTGCCTTTTAATATTGCATCGTATAGTTTGCTTACACACATGTTTGCACAATTACTAGAATTAGAAGTTGGAGATTTTATCTGGACAGGCGGAGACTGTCATATCTATCTTAATCATTTAGAACAAGTAAACGAGCAAATAAGTAGAGAGCCTAGACCCGGACCTACACTAGAAATGCCCTACTTTACAAATCTTAAAGAAATTATAGAAACTAAACCTGCAGACTATAAACTAGTAGACTACGATCCAATGGATAGCATAAAGGCACCGATGGCAGTATGATGGGAGCAAACTGGCAACCGGACCCGCACAAAAAAGTTATAAAAAAATTTGCTTGGTGGCCAGTAAAAACAACAAGCAAAAAAACTGTTTGGTTAAAATACTATTATCATGTTGAAATGTATATAGACAATGAAATAGCACACCCTATTAGAAGTAACTATTGGACTTTAATATACACGAAAAACGAATGGCTGATAAAACAACTTATCTAAGAGGCTACCTCAAAGAATACGAGCATCAAGTACCACTAGATCAACCTGGTATACATCAAACCGATTTAATGTGGTGTGAAAAATATTGTAAAGACGAGTATGGTTGGTATTTCGATGACAACAGTTCTGCTATTGCAACTTTTGTAAATCCAAAAGATGCTATGTGGTTTACACTAGCAAGGCGATAAGGGGTTTCCCCCTTATCTTATTCGTCTCCGTATACTTGTAAGACTTCTTTTACTGCATTGTGCCGTTCAATATCTCCTTGGGCAAAGTGGACTATGTCCAAATGGGTTGCGTTGCTGTGTTTCAAAAGGTTTGTAAAATCTATCAGTCCGTTATCTTTTAACCTATCTGCTTGAGCTAGGTCTCCGGTTACAGCCATCATAGATCCTTCACCTAATCTTGTTAATAACATTTTCATTTGATTAGGTGTTGCGTTTTGCATTTCGTCTGCTAGTATAAAACTATTTTTAAACGTTCTGCCACGCATGTACGCTAGTGGTGCGATTTCGATTATCCCCTCCTCTATCATACCTTCAATTTCACGAGCGTTAAAATATTCCCTAAGCACGTCGAATATAGGTCTAGTCCAAGGTGCCATTTTCTGTTCTAGTGTTCCTGGTAGGAATCCTAAATCTTCGTCAACACTTACTGCTGGTCTAGTTACTATAATCTTATCAACTGTTCCTTCCTTAAATAATTTTACAGCTACTTGTACAGCAAGTAATGTTTTACCTGTGCCTGCAGGTCCTATACCAAAAACAATGTCTTTAGTAGGATCTAATAATTTAATTGTGTAGCTTTCTTGATTTTTGTTTCTAGGAAGTATAGTTACTTTTTGCTTTTTTTGGAATGGTTTGATGTCAACTACATTAGTGTAGTTAAAGTTTGAATGCTGCTTTGCAGCCTTTCTTTTTGCTCCCATTAAGTCCTCCTTATTATAGGAAAAGCGTAGGATAAGCCCGAGGGCATTGCCCTACATGGTATTTATCACCGAAGATAAGAAATAAAACTATAATACATAAAAGCGATAAATAAGTATAGTTAGAAAAATGGAAGATAATCATGCATGACGTGTTAGACATAATTAAAAATGTTGAAACTGTATACGGATCAAATACAGCATTCACTGTCCTAAAAGATTTCGAAAGAGTTTTAGACGAACTTGACATATATGTGTACGAGAATTGGGAAGATGGTGAGCTTGCTGATGGTCCTAAGATAGAACGACATTGGGTAACATGTGCATTTATGTGGCCAAGAGACAAAATGCCTGACCCTATGGGCGGCAAGCGTTTGCTAGACTATGACTGCAAAGTCAAATTTATGAAGTCACACATGATACAACCTCGTAAAATTAGAAAGCCGGAAGATATTCGTCCAGGCACTAAAAAAGGTAAACTAGATAAACTTCCAATTTGGATTGTTGAAATCCAAATGCCAAAGAAACTAATTGTTGATATTTACACAGGGTATGCTGAAGAAGTATATGCTAAACTTGATTCTGGTACAGATGAAAACATTACACCCGAAGATCAAGGAGCAGATGCAGCAGCCGCAGCACCTGATGCAGCAGCACCAGCAGACGCAGGAGCACCAGCATAATGGGATTACGTAATAGTGATTTGAGAGATATGGTGTACGACATTTTTGAAATAGATTCTTATGCTTCAAAAATGGGAGAAGACAAAGATATTGTTACTGTAAGTTTTAGCGTTAAAGACCAATTAGTAGCAGAAGACCTTATGAGCTTTATCGAAAAAGGTTATGCATTTGTACTTGACGCAGATGCTACAAAAGGTGAACAAAGCGACGGCACATACAAAGTATTTGTAGAGTTAGCAAGAGACAAAGATGCAAGATCAAATATTATGGAACTTGCTGACGGTGTTAAAAAACTAGCTGACTTAGATCGTTTAAAATTCCGCTATTACAAAAATTGGAAATCAAAAGATCTAAGTGAAGAGAATCTTGAAGATATGCCTGTTGATCCAGAACAGTACGGCATTAGTGTTAACGAATCAAACATGGAAAACTACAAAAACTTTTTTAATCGTAGTTATGTAGAGTCTATTGAAATGTGGGACGATGTTTTACAGATATCAAAAAAATATGCAGACCCGTTGCACTTTAGATTTGTAGATTGTGGACCAACCCAACAAACACTAGATGCTATTAAAGAATCGTTTAATGCTGATGACTTTGCAGAAATTATCTTCTTATCAAAATATGTTGGTGACTATAATATAACAAAATACGGTAACAAATTAACATTTGAAAACTCCGGAACTACTGTTGTATTAGAAAGAATACAATAAATATCATTATGCACAACTGTAAAAATTGCGGGCATCAATCACACTGTGGTACAGCCTATTATCGCGAAGAAAAAGACTACGATAATACTTCTTACCAGATAAAAGTCTGTGACAGTTGTAGATGCGAGTCGTGCGAAAACAAGGATACAATGGATGGCTAAAGAACACTTCGATTTTGATTTTGAACCTTGGATGGCTGAAGAGCTAATTCATAGAGATGACTGGATGGCATGGTATGAAGCTATGCTTGAAATATTACCACTTTGGGAAATTAATACTATTCCAAGAGTAGCAGGCTTTATTGCACAGTGTGGACACGAAAGCGGCGGCTTTAGAGTTCTAACAGAAAACTTAAACTATAGTGCAAAAGCACTTAACACTATATTTCCAAAATATTTTAAACGTGCAGGGAGAGATGCAAATGCGTATCATAGACAGCCTGAAAAAATTGCTAACGTCATTTATGCAAACCGTATGGACAACGGAAACGAAGCGAGCGGTGATGGCTGGCGTTTCCGCGGAGGCGGCCTTATTCAGCTTACTGGACGTTACAACTACACTGAATTCGCCGAAGATGTAGATATGACTGTAGAAGAAGCAGTAGACTATGTGCGTACCAAAAAAGGTGCATTAGATAGTGCTTGCTGGTTCTGGGACGAAAACAATATCAATAAGTTTTGTGATAGCATGGACATTGTAAAAATGACCAAGCGCATCAACGGCGGCACTATTGGCTTAGATGATCGTAAAAAGCATTGGAAACATGCTCTTGATGTACTAGGCGGAGAATACGAAGAACCAGAACATGACTATGATTTAAATCAAGTATTACGCAAAGGTTCACGTGGTCCTATTGTTGCAGAAGTACAAGAAAAACTTGAAATTAGTCCAGCAGACGGCATCTTTGGTCCAGGAACAGAAAGACAAATTAAAGAATGGCAAACTGCAAACGGTTTAGTTGCTGATGGCGTATTAGGACCAAAAACATTGGGAAAGCTCTTCGGGTAGGTGGTATGGGTACTAAGTTAGCAATCGTATTTTTCTTTTTAATGACAGGAATGGCAGGAGCAGGGTATCTCTATTATCAAGATACCCAAGAACGTATTGCTATCCTAACAGAAAATAATGCTAAGTTGGAGACAGCCGTACAAACCAATGAAGAAGCTCTTAAGGCACAACAGGCTGCATTTCAAAGTATGCAAGCAGAAAACGCTAGACTACAAAACGAATGGCAAGCAATAAGCGATCGTAATAGAGCTTTAGAAAATAGATTGTCGCGACACGATATAGGTGCCGCGGCAACTGCTAAGCCAGGGCTAACAGAACGTGTTCTAAACGGCGCAACTAAAAATGCACAACGATGTTTAGAAATTTTAAGTGGGGCACCTTTGACAGAGTCAGAACTGTCAGCAACAAAACCAAGCGAAATTAATCCAGAGTGTTGGAGAGATGCAAATCCAAACTTTGATCCAAATATTCAATCAGATGCTTGGAAGAGGAAGAACTTATGAGATTTATAGCCCTAACATTAGTTGCACTATTACTAGTAGGATGTGGTACAACTCCTAGACAAATAGAAATTAGTGCAAAGCCGATTGATAAACCTAACTTAGTATTACCACCAGTTGAGCAACTACGTTTAAAAGACGTAGAATGGATAGTTATTACACAAGATAACTACCAAGAAGTATTTGAGAAGTTATTAAAAGATAAAAAAGATCCAGCACTTATTGGACTAACAGACGACGGATACGAAACGCTATCTTTAAATATGAGCGACATCATGCGTTTGCTACAGCAACAAAAATCAATTATTGCTGCTTATCAAAACTACTATGAAGACTCGGAAAAAGCACTTGAAAATGCAAATGCGGAAATAAAAGGCGCACAAGCAGAAGTAGAGGCGCAAAATTCTGCTCCACAAGAATCCACACTAGATAAGCTAAATCCTTTCAAATAAATAATATATCAAACAGTTATTACTCATAACGCTCCTTGCAGGCTGTGTAAAAGTTTCGCCTGATCATACTGCTAAGGCAGTAGAGTATATCGGCTTACACGAACGTCAAAACAGAACAGAGCTTAGAGAACTAGTAGGAGTAGATCCTGTACGTACAGAATGGTGTGCAGCGTTTGTAAATGCTATACTAGAAATGGAAGGCATTCCAGGTTCCGGAAGTGTTAGTGAAAATCCTCTAATGGCCCGTAGTTTTTTAGATTGGGGCAGTCCTATAAATCCGCAAGATATACAAAGAGGTGACTTGGTTATATTTCCTAGAGGGCGCGAAGGTTGGAAGGGACACGTAGGATTTTATATAGGTCGTGCAAAAGACGGAAGTTATATAATACTAGGTGGAAACCAAGCAAACCAAGTACGTTATGATTTATATGATCCAAAGAAAGCACTAGGAATTAGACGCTGGTCTGAAATAAATACACATAGTTAACGAGAGGGGATACTATGTGGGAAATGATACAGCAAATGGCGGGTGACCGTCTTTGGATTTACACAAGCATCGCAGGTTCATTATTAGGAGCCGCATTTCTATTTTGGTTTAAAGACACAAGAATGGCAACTTGGGGTGTAACTAAGTTTGATTCTGCACTTGAATACTTAGCAATACGCTGGGGCTGGACTTGGTTCCAAAACGATCCTAATGCTTGGCGTGTAAAGTATCCTAAAATTACATCAAAGATTGATGAGCTAGAGGCTCGCTTGGAAAAATTGGAGGGCAAAAATGCCAAGAAAAAAACTTGAAGACTTAGACGCTAAACCAGCAGCAAAACCAGCAGCAGCTCCTGCTTCTACAAACTATGAAGCAGAAGTTGTTGTACCAGCAAGTAATTCTGGAGCAACTAAAAAAGTTAAACTAGATTTAGAAGTAGATACAAGTGTAAAAGATCTAGGACCTAATCCGTATGCTAAAATTATACATCTAGCACGAGCAGTAGATGCTTGGAGAATTTTTCCACGCTTATTCTTAACAGTTTATATCATACTACTTTACAAAACTGTTATTTGGTACATGGAACTTCCAGCACCGAGTATGGAACAAAGCGGACTTATTTCAGTTGTTGTAGGTGCGGGTGCAGCATGGTTTGGCTTGTACACCGGATCTAGCAAAAAGGACAAATAACCTAAATAAGTAGTAGTATGGACTACTATAAAGTATTAGGTGTTTCAAAGTCTGCATCAGACAAAGAAATCAAAACTGCATTCCGTAAATTAGCAATGGAGAATCATCCTGATCGTACCGGTGGGGATGATTCTAAATTTAAGCAAATCAACGAAGCATATGATACTCTAAAAGATCCGCAAAAAAGAGCAGAGTATGATAACCCTCAAGCCAGAATAAACACAACAAATTTTGAAGATGCGTTTGGTGCAGGTTTTGGTGATATTTTTAGCCAAATGTTTAATCAACGTGCGCAACACAATATGCGCAGAGATATAGTTTTAGGATTTACAGTTACATTACAAGATGTAATGCAAGGTAAAACATCTTATATTACGTATAGGCTATCAAACGGACAAGAAGAAACAATAGAAATTAATATTCCTCCGGGATGTAAGCACGGAGATAGAATACGCTATAGCGGAATGGGAGACATAGGTCCGTATCCCGGACGTGGTGATTTGTATATACAAATTAAAGAAACCCCCAACAAAATATTCCAGCGAGATGGGTTAAATATTTACACACACGAAAAAGTAAATGTATTTGACTTATTGCTAGGATGTGTTATAATAGTAGAAACACCAGATAAGAGGCAAGTCAAAATCAATGTTAAGAGAGGAACTGATCCTGGAACAACACTATCGGTCCCAGGGTACGGAATACCTCATCAACGCACAGGCACTCGAGGCAACTTATATGTTACAATTAAAGGATATACACCAAACATTACAGATCAAATGGAACTAATGAAAATTAAGGAAATAAAAAATGCAATTAGTTAAATCCCCTGACCCTTGGTTAGAAAAGAAAGTTGACGAGTTTGATTTTGCAAATCTAAATGCAAAAGAAATTTCTGAAGAAATGACTGCCTTGATGTTAGAAGAAGGTGGCATGGGGCTAAGTGCAAATCAAGTTGCTTTGAATGCACAAATATTTGTTATAAAGCCTTATTTGCTAGAAGATAAAAGTCCTTTAACAATAATAAATCCAATAATTGAAAGTGTAACTATAAACACAGAAGAAGCACCAGAAGGATGTTTAAGTCATCCAGATTTATTTTTGAAAGTAAGAAGGCCACGAGGTATTGTTGCAAAATATCTTGACATTGAGCAAAAAGAATGTACAATAGAATTATACGATATTGATGCTCGCTGCTTCCTGCACGAGTATGATCATCTACAAGGAATAGAATTTACAAGCAGGGTGAGTAAATTGAAACTCAGCATGGCATTAAAGAAAAGGAAAAAGAGGAAAAAATGAGTATGGTTGAACCTTCAGCAGAACTACAAGCAGTCTTTGATAAATCGATTAGAGACGCACAACGCCTGAAGCACGAGTATGTTACACTAGAGCATCTCTTATTCGCAATGATGTGCGAAGAAAAATTTTATAATCAACTCAAAGCATTTAATGCTGATGTGGAGTATCTTAAAAGCAATCTAGAGCATCATTTAAAAACAGGCTTAGAAGAAATTACTATCAAAACATCTAAGTTCAAACCTAAGAAAACACAAACTGTTGAACGTGTACTAAACAGAGCGTTTACACAGGTATTGTTTGCAGGACGTAACAATATCGAACTTGTTGACGTTTTGCTTAGTATCTTAAATGAAAAGAAAAGCATTGCACAATATCTATGTACAAAGTCGGGTATTGATAAAGATGACTTTGCTGCTTTCGTCAACAGCGAACTTGACGATATGGTCATGGAAGAAGAAATTTCAGGCGAGGCAAAGAAAGCACTAAAAGCATTTACTACAGATTTAAATGATCAAGCAATAAAAGGTAAAATTGATCCTATCATTGGACGCTCAGAAGAACTAGAAAGTTTATCGTTAGCATTAGGACGTAGAAGTAAAAACAATGTGCTTATGGTAGGCGATCCTGGTGTAGGTAAAACTGCTATTGCAGAAGGTCTTGCATTTAATATTGTAAACAAAAATGTTCCAAAGTTTTTACAAGAGTACAAAGTGTACAATCTTGACATAGGTGCTATGCTTGCAGGCTCTAAATACCGCGGCGACTTTGAAGAGCGTTTTAAACTTGTGCTTGCAGCTCTTACAAAACAAGGCAAAACAATTATGTTTGTTGACGAAGCACATATGATGAATGGTGCTGGTGCAGGCGGCGGGAATAGTTCCAACGATCTTGCTAACATGTTAAAACCTGCACTTACAAAAGGCGACTTAAAAGTTGTTGCATCAACAACTTGGGAGGAGTATCGGAAGTACTTTGAAAAAGATCGTGCGCTCATGCGTAGATTCCAACGTGTAGTAATTGGTGAACCTTCTAAGGATACTACAAAAGAAATACTACGTGGTATTAAGAAGTATTACGAGGACTATCACAATACAGAAATTACTGAAGACGCAATCGAGTCAGCAGTTAAATTAAGTGTAAAATACCAAAGTGATAAAAAGTTACCTGACAAAGCAATTGACTTAATTGATTTAGCATGTGCTAGGTATAAACTTAAAGACGACTTTGAAGGTGCAAAGATTGTAGACGAAGAACAAATACAATTTGAATTAAGTAAGGTGTTAAAGGTTCCAACTGAACAAGTTGCTGAAAGAGAAACAGACAATCTTGTTAATCTAGATAAAAATCTTAAGAGTGTCGTTTACGGACAAGATGAAGCAATTGAAAATATTGTTGATAAAATTCTTGTTGCCCAAGCAGGACTAAAACCCGAAGACAAGCCAATCGGTAGTTTTGTGTTTATGGGTCCAACAGGTGTAGGTAAAACAGAAACTGCGAAACAATTAAGCAAAGCACTCGGTGTTGAACTTGTACGCTTTGATATGAGTGAATACCAAGAACGTCATAGTGTAAGTAAACTAATTGGTTCTCCTCCAGGTTATGTAGGTCACGAAGAAAATGCAGGTCAGCTAATTACTAAATTACAAGAACATCCTAACTGTGTTCTTCTAATGGATGAGATTGAAAAAGCACATCCTGATGTTAGTACAATTTTGCTACAGGTTATGGACAACGGTAAAGTTACAGGTTCAAACGGTAAAGAAGCAGATGCTAGAAATACTATTTTGATTCTTACAACTAACCTGGGTGCAAAAGAAGCAGAGAAAAATTCAATTGGTTTCGGAGATGACTTTGAAAAAGATTACGAAGACGGTGAGCTTAAAAAGTTCTTTGCACCGGAGTTCCGCAACAGACTAGATGCTACGATTACATTTGGTAAATTAACTAAAGAAGTTATGATGAAAATTGTAGGCAAGTTCTTGTTAGAACTTAAAAACATGGTTGTTGACAAAGACATTGCAATAGACATTACAGATGATGCTTTAGACTATTTGGTAGACAAAGGCTTTGATCGTAAAATGGGTGCTCGTCCACTACAGCGTTTAATCGACAAAGACATCAAACGTCCACTTTCTAGAGAAATGTTATTTGGCGGTCTTAAAACCGGTGGAAGTGTAACTATTGATTATAGAAATGATGAAATTATATTAGACACAGTTACGGATGATGTAGAAATTGATACAGTACACTAAGACTTCCAAACTAGCATACGGAAAATATCTTTACAAAGTTACTGTAAACAATCCTATTGGTCATATCTTTAGAACTGAATTGCAGCGTCACGGCAATCTAAGTTTTGTAAGAACAGAACTAGATACTTTGAGAGAGCAAAGAGCAAACGGCGAGCCGATGTTCCGCCGGAAGTTTAGATACGACGAAGAAGTTCCTGAAAAGGTATACCAAGATGCAAGAAAAATCTATTTAATACTCAAATCTCAAGCTGATTATACTGTACGTGTAACACCAAACGGTAACATTAGTGTATACTCAAATAATGAAAAGTTAATAGATACTATAACAAGGATTGCAAGCGACCCTAGAGAGGTAATGAAACCTGATGACGAAGAAGTAGGACATCTAACTTCTGATCAAAACATTATACTTGTAGATAATGAGCCTGTATTTCCTATTAAAATCACCTTAAATAGTAACAAATCAGGCTCAGGTATTGCTAGTTGGCTTAGAGCAAATACCGACAAGTCTAAAGTTGGTTATAGAGCTTTAGAAGCACTTGAAAATAACTGGTATGCAAACGGTTTTTACTTTTATGTTCGAGACGAAAAAGTTTTGAATATGATTTATATGCTTGTAGGAAATTCTATACGGAGAGTCGACAAATTAGTTTACCGTGGTAACATAGATAAATAGTATTATATATTTAAAAGGATAGGTCATGGAACATTTTGTCACTGTCGTAATGGAAAAACAAGAGACTAAAAAACTAGACGAGTCAGTTTTTCCGTTATACGAAACTTTTGATACTGAGCAAGACACTACAGTAATGCAAATTCCTTTGCCTCGTGAGTTAGACGAAGCAGAAGCAGACGAATATGCAAACAAACTGGCAAATTATTTGTTTGCAGAGGGGTATGAAGACTTTGATATTATCGTAGGCGACGATGCTATTACAGAAGAAACATACGACGACGATAATGAATTTTTTGAAGCATATGGTGTTATGTGGTTTAACGAAGATGATGAAATGGACGAAGCAGAATATCAAGGACGCAAAGTTAAACTAGGCAAGCCTATGCAAGGTGATGTAAAGAAGTTTAAAGTTTATGTCCGTGACCCAAAAACAAAGAACGTTAAAAAAGTAAACTTCGGCGATAAAAAATCAAAAATTAAGAAAAGTAATCCAGCACGTAGACGTTCATTCCGTGCTAGACATAATTGTGATAACCCAGGTCCACGTACTAAAGCACGTTACTGGTCATGTAGGAAGTGGTAATATGCGTATTGATGAATTTTCACAACCAGTAGACGACAGTCTTCCTTTTGATGTAGTAGATGATGTTGCTGTATTCATGCGTAATGATCCACAGTTTTATCGCAAAAGTTTTTTCCCTGTTGTAGACAAAATGAAAACTGCATGCCAAGCAGGTAAAAAAGTTGATGCTAACAAAATGTTAGGTCCAGTTGTAGATAAAGCATGTGAAGGCTATTGTCAAAAATTTAACGTAGGTAGAACTCCTGCAGATTTATTTGATTTAGAGGATAGACAAGCTCTTATACAGAGACTATACTCTGAAGAAATGGAAAACATCAAGCAAGGAGCATACTAATTTGCGTTTTACAGAATTCCGTCAAATTCTTACTGAAGCCAAAGTTGGTAGAGAATACAATCATTTAGAAGATCTTGTATTCATTGACGGCTCTGCTGGTGCTCAGAAAGCAGCTGATATTCTAGATAAACTAGGAAGCGATGCAGGAGATGTTGCAATCAAATGGGACGGCAACCCTACAATATATTGGGGCCGCGAAGATGACGGGCAATTTGTTTTAGTAGGCAAAAACGGTTGGGGGCGGAATAAAAGTACTAGTCCGGAAGATTTATCTAACTTTATTCTAAACACCGGAAAAGGTGAAGAATGGAGAAAAGAGTTTAGTGCTGACATGGCAGAAATATTTCAAATCATGGAAGCAGCTACACCTTCAGATTTTAGAGGGTTTGTATACGGAGATTTATTATACACTCCTAGGAAACCTTTTGCAAGTTCTAACGGTGAAGTTAAGTTTACTCCGAACAAAGTTACCTACACAGTTAAGAGTGACAGTCAACTTGGAAAACGTATAGAAAATTCAAAAGTTGGTGTAGTAGTTCATACCAAATATAATGAGTTTGGAGGTTCTTCAGGTACGCCAATCAAAGACGTACAAGAATTGAATAGTAATGATGCCGTAGTACTTGGACAAACTTATGTATCACACCAACCTAAAGTAGATACTAGAGCAGTTGGTAATGTAAGACAGGATGCAAAACAATACGGTAAAATTATAGATGACTTTTTAGAAACTAGACCCGGCCTTAGTGATATGAAAAATATTATCTATACATATGTAAATCACATGACTCGTACACAGCAGTTAAAAAATATCGATTCAGGATTCTTTGATTGGCTGGCTACATCAAAAGTAAGTAATAACAAGCAGGCTAAAATAAAAGCAATGGCGGAAGAAAGTCCAAAAGCTATTCCGGCAATTTTTAAATTAGTTAAAGATATCATGACTGCAAAAGATCAAATTATAGATCAACTAGATGATGCTGATGCAGACGTTAAGGCAAATACAAAAGGCGAAAAAGGCGGCGAAGGATACGTTGCACTAGGAAGTAAAACTAAACTTGTTCCTAGAACTAGATGGCAGCCGAATTAAGGAATTAAAATGTTTTTACGTGAACTGTATGAAGCAAAAGCAAGAAAAATAGTAGCAGTTATGCCAGGCGGATTTCATCCTTTTCATCCTGGACATAAAAGTTTGTATGATTGGGCAGTAAAAACATTTGGCCAGTCTAATGTATATGTAGCAGCAACAAACGATACTGCAACTAGACCTTTTCCGTTTGATGTTAAAAAGAAACTTGCTGCTATGGCAGGTGTTCCTGAAAGTAACTTCATGCAAGTTAAAAGTCCTTTTAACAATAGAGAATATGCTGGACTACTAGACGACAACACTGCACTTGTTTTTATACGCAGCGAAAAAGACAAAACAGAACAGCCTTTACCAGACCAAACTAAAAAGAACGGCGAGCCAGGATATCTGCGTACATACACAGGTAAAGATTTAAACACAGCAGACGAAATGGGTTATATGGCATACGGTCCGACAATCAATTTTGATTTTAGCGGAATGTCAATTAAAAGTGCGAGCGAACTTAGAGCTTCATGGCCTAACATGAGCGATGAAGATAAATTAAAAGCTGCTAAACTAATGTACGGTGGCGGTGCAGAAGTTGCTGTAAAACTATTAGACAAAGCATTAGGCGGACAACAAGAAGATGCCACACCAGATGAAGAAGACGAGTTCCACAAAAAATTAGATAAACTTGTACATAAAACTTTTGGTCATAGCAGCGACGAAAAGAAAAAGAAAAAAGATAAAGAAGTTGACGAAATATTTGGTACTAAAACAGATAATGCAAGTATCAAAGAGCAAGACCCAAACAAATTAAAAGTACTAGATTGGATTGCAGCAAGGTCAGACGGCCAAGAACACTTCCTAAGTTTTTACAGAAAAGGTGCTGCATGGAGCGGCAAACTAATTTTTATTAAACCAGATCAAGCAAAAGCATTTATGCAAAAAGTAGAAAATAATTCAGACTACTTACCGCAGATTAAACAAGCATTGACATCTATGGTAACTGCAAGTAAATTATTTGATCGCTTGGGTATAAAGTATCAAGTAAGAAACGCAGACTAATGGATATAGAAACTTTAAAAAGATTAGCAGGTATAAATGAATTCAAAGGTTACTCAGAATACAAAGTAGATGAGAATCCTAGTGAAACTGCTGCGGCTTTAAAGAAAAAAGAAAAAGCAATGAAACTTAAACCAGGTGATGAAGACTGGTTTAAACTTTGGTTTTCGAAACCTTACATGACAGGACCTGTGCAGTTTAGAGGACGCAAAAAATGAAAATGAGCGACCTCGCAGAAGAAGCAGCAGTAGGTGTTGTAGCCCACAATAAAAAGATGGCTAAAGATCCAAGATATATTACAAGTATGACTGTGGATGTAAAGCCAGGCGAAACACAAAGACAAGCAAAAAAGTTTGGAAATAAATTAGATAAAAAAGGCATTCCGCCTGTAATAAACAGCAAAGGAAATGCAAACGTTTTATTTAATTTAGGTCTAGCAGAAGGTTATAAGTTACAACTAGAACGTGATAAAAAGATGCTTGTGCTAAACATAACAAATACAGAAACAGGCAGACGTACAGAAGTACGTGGTAAACCGGACTACGAATCTGGAGGATACGACCCAGACGATAAGCTACACCAGCTGTTAGATGCCTTAGGTAAAAGTGTAGATATGTCACAACTAATGAACGGTGAGCCTGTTGGTATTAATCCAAAACATCCACACGGTGCAAAAGCAAAAGCATCAACTGATGTAGCATACAACGAACGTTTTACATCAATGGAACTTGCTCTTATGGAAGGCGGTCATAGTATAGAAGAAGAAACGCCAAAAGAGCCCGGTGCAATATATAAAGCACTAGAAGAAAAATGGAGTCAGAAATATAAGCGTAGTATTAATTGCAACAATCCTAAAGGCTTTTCGCAAAAGGCGCATTGCCAAGGACGTAAGAAAACCAACGAAGCATTTATAAAACCAAACTTTGATTATGAATGGGAAGAAGCAAACCGCTATCCAGAGTTTCAAAAGATTGGCAAGGATGCTTGGATTGAACTTGCTAAGAAGGGCAAAGCAGTAACTATTAAAAGTGCTAAAGATATTAATAACACAGATGCAGCAGACCCTAACTCATTTAAAAGTTTAGATAAAAACAAACAAGCAAGAGCATTAGCACAACTAAAAAGTGGCGATGTTGAAATGCCTATCGTTGCTGTTTACAGTGACGGATACAAAGAACTTGTAGGTGGTAACACAAGACTTACTGCAATGATGGCACAGAACGGTAAAGCTACTGTATGGCAGTTTGCAGTGCCTGATGAAGTTGCTGAACTTGCAGAAAACTTTGCCGACGATAAGAAAAAAGGCAAAGTATATAATGAAAGTACAGACCTAAATAGTCTTAGAAAATTTGTTAGGTCTCAACGAGAAGCACCCGATCAAGTTCTTTATCAAATGATGATGGCTCCAGACACTTAT